AGAGCCTCCAAGCGCCTTGCCGACATTTACCAAAGCGCCAATTACGGGACTCAACGCGGAAAGAATCTGATTGACGGCGCTTGTTACAGAAGTAAAGACCGGGCCAAGCGCCTCCAGAGCGGCCATCAGTACACCACCGATAACAAAACCGACCCGGGCGAGCGTCTCAATTAGGGGCGTCATTAGGGGAAGGATTTTGCCGATGAATGCTCCCAGCAACAGCCCCGCCTGCTGAGACATCTGCGTCAACGCGGGAACGACCTGCCCAATTGCCGCAGACAATTGCGGCCCCATGGCGTCCGCAAATCCCTTCGTTAGGTTCTGCACAACAGGCATCAACTTCAACAATGCTTTCGAAATTGCCGGGATCGCAGGGCCGAAACCGTCAATGAGCGCATTGTTGATGTTGTCCTTGAACGTTGACATAACACCGTTCATTGTCTCGGACTGCTTCTGCATCATCCCCGCAGCGCCGGGGAATTTTTCCATACCACGAATAAGGGCGTCAACGGCTTGCTTGCCACTAATCAAGCCGCCCTCCATGGCTTTCGTCAAACCGGCCATATCGCCCTGCTTGAATCCTCCGGCGAGCGCAAGAATCTTATCCTTAGCCAAAGCGGCTTTGGCGTTGAAACCGGGCAAGGCGTTCTGCACCTGATACAAGTCCTGAGCGAGCACGCGCGGCGCTCCAGTCATCTGCCGCATGGCAAACACAACACCAGCAATTGCGTCCTCGCCAACGCCCATCATTGACGCCATGTCGCCAATTGCCGGGAGCATACTCTGGATTACCTTTTCTGGAGAGTTGCCAACAGCAATAAGGCCGCGCACAGAATCAAGAAGTCCGGTGAGAGTGAATGGCGTTTTTGCAGCAAAATCGCGTAGATTCTTCAAATACGTCTGGGCATCCTGAGCGGAGCGGCCCATCGACTTGAACGACGATTCGAACGCAATTGTCGTCTGCTCGTACGATGCGGCAGCCTGAACGCCCTTCAGTGTCATCATCCCAAAAGCGGCCCCGACTGCGGCGGCGGCAACCCCGGCACCAATCGCCAGCGAAGCAAGTCCACCCTTCATGCTGAAAACGTTACTGAGAAGGCCACTGGCGGCACTTCCCATGGAACCCTCAATACCACCAGCAGACTTTTCAACGGCGACACCAGCACTAACAAACTGACCAGAACTGTTGCGAAGACGCTGAACGCTGCTCCCCATCTTTTCCGCACTCGCGCCAGCGGCTTCAAACGAACGCGCAATTTACGACGAAGACGCGGCAATATTTGTTGCGGCATACGAAGACGCAGCGGAAGAGTTCATAAACATCCGCTGAATACCAGAGGACGACGCCGACATGTTCGACGCCGTCCTCTGCACCGTCGTACTTACGCTACGAGCGGAATTCTCAAAATTACGAACAGTTGCCGAAGCCGAGGAAAAGCCGCGATTGAAGTCGGACGTATCTGCTCGGAGCCTTGCGACTACATCAGTTACAACTGTCACGACTTACACCTAACGACTTTTCTTGAATGCTTGTTCTTCCTCGTGTGCTCGGAGTTTCCACACCGCCATCCATTCCGTCAATTCGTAAGACGAAATTGGACGATGTGCAGGACTTCCATAGAGCAATTCGCCTACGGTGCGTCCCAGTTTCTCCGCTAACTCAAAGTAGAATCGCCTTTCTGGGCTTCGGATGAGGAGTTTTTTCCCGCTTCGTCCACGGAATCAGACTCCAACCCACTCAACTTGACGGCAACAACGGCGATGCGATCAATTGCGAGCGCGTTCTTTGCCATCAGTCCGTCTTTGTCAGCAGGCTCAAAAATCTGCTCTCCCGTCTCCGGGTCATGCGCCGACGCAATCACCATTTCCGGGTAAACCTTCTGAATACTGACGTTTCCAGAAGCATCGACACCCGTCTCCAGAATGCGTGCACGATCAGCACCATTCAACGAGCGGACTTCGATTGAACAATCCCACTCTGGGATTTCAACGATTTCCTTCCGAATATCATCGGTTTCGAAAATCTGGTCACGTAGGGACACGATCTACCTCCCGAGCACTAGGCTACGAGTCTGAGTTGGACTAGGTTATGGGTTAGTACGTGGTGCGGGTGATTGCGCCAGATACCTGAAACTCGGCGCTGAACGTCACCACGTCACCGACAGGGGCACCAATCTCATACTTAGTGAGAATGGCACTACCCGTGAACTTGATGCGCGTCGAGGTCGAACCCTCGGGGCCGTATTCAAACGCGGTTGCGTCCGAGCCGATTAGGCCAGCGAGATAACCATCGACGGTCGCGTCAAACGTGCCGGAAACGCTAATGGTGGCGTCCGACAAACCCGTCACATACGTCTTGGCACCCGAGCCGAAACTGGTTGTCTCGCCAGTCTCAATCGAACGCGGCAGGGTGACTTCCTTGACAACGTTGCTGATGTCACGCAGAGTGGCACCCGAATCGGTGATCTTGAAAATGGCGTTCTTGCCGTGGCGGAACGTAGGCATCTGTTACCTCCTCGCAATTGCGAGCGTATAGGTGGCGGCACCAGTAGACCCCGCCACGGTGTAGTACGCACGGACATAACGATTGACCGTGCCAGTAAACTCAACGCGCTGTGCTTCCGTAATGGTTGTCAGGGTCGCGTTGAATGTTGCGAGGTCAGCCCACGTCGAATTATCAGACGAGTGCTGAACCTTGAACGTAATGCTTCCGTTGCGCGTATTTGCGGTCACGTGAAGATTTGCAACACCACCATTCGTGGTCGAAACAGTGTTGTCCAAAGAAGACGAGTTGCCAGTTGCCGAAACGCTAGTTGCATTAGCAACAAAGTAACCATTCTCCATGCCGTCCTGCTCTGCCTGCAACTCGGCACTAATCGACACAACGTCTGCGACGGGAGCAGAAATTTCATACTTTGTCTGAATCGTGCTCATGCTGATCGAACGCCTACCTGCGGCAGCACCCTCGGGGCCAAGCGTGATGATCTGAATCGCATCTGACGAAAGGGCAGAAGCGACAGCGGCATCGGTTCCCGTTGCGCTTCCCTCAAACATTCCACTCAGGGAAGCAGTGGCGTCCTTCAGCCCGGTGATATACGTTTTTGCGCCGCCAGACCCAAACGTTGTAGTCTCGGCTGTTTCAATACTTGCGGAAACAGTTGCCTCCTTGAAGTACGCGCTGAAATCGCTTCCTCCAATTAGGACAACAGCATTCTTACCATGGCGAAACGTAGGCATTAGGACTTAGCCTCCTTATCCGTCGTGGCATCAACCCACGAATAGGTCTCTTCAACAACCGTCTCTTCCACGGCAGGCTCCTCAACAACAGGCTCTTCCACAACGGGGTCAACCTTCGAAGCCTTCGAAGGTTTACCATCGACCTTCTCAATAGCACCAATCTCAACGAGCCACTTGATGCTCTTCGACGGAATGTCATCGACAACGTCGCCAATTTCCGCGCGGTTATCCGGCGGATAATTCAAACCTGTCAAAACCTTGTAACTTGCCACAGAATCCCCCCAAGAGCACAGCGTTGCATCACTGCCGCTATTGCCACTCGGGGCACGGGGGCGGGAGAGAGACCACGCTGGGCACGAGACTTTTGATGAAGTCTACCGTGCTGGGGTTCTGCTACGGGATGCCGAGGCTATTCGTAGTAAGGCGCGGCGGCTAGTGCTTCTCCGGTGCAGCCCCATGCGTAGACGCCATACTTGTCAATGATTTTCTGGGCTTGAATCATTTGTTGGATCGGAGTTGCCTTGTCTGGCGACGAAGCCATGGATAGACCGGATATATCTTCCTCACTCCAGAGCGGTGCAAAAACTCCGAGTCCCCCGGGATACGTCGGGCCGGGGTGCGTCCAGTTGATTCCCCACTTGCCGTCGCCGGGTTGCTCGCAACGGCCGATTGCGACGAAGAATTGCCAGTTCAGGGGCAGAATCTTGGTTTCAAATGCTGACTGGGCAACGGATGGTGCTGGGCGAGGCTCAGCCGCCGCATTCGACATTGCGACAATCATCACGTGTAGCAAAAGTGCTACACAAATAAATAGGCGTCTCAAAGGATTTCTACTCCCTTCATGCCCTCCCCGGTAATGAGGAAGGTCAACATGCCAGAACGGCTTTTGTCTCCTGTTTGTGCAGTCCACCAATCAGACCCACCATCCAACGCTGGTGACTGTACCCACGTTATACCACCCCAATCCGCCATGCGGAAGGAGTGAAAATGACCTGTTACGAGAATGTCGCAATCACCAATCGGCTGACGCCCGAGCGCCTGCTTTTCCAGCCAACGCCGCAACTTCATCTCATTGCCCTGACCAGCCTTAGCAACGTGACCGTGCACAACGCCAAGAATGACACCATGAACGTCTAGCGTGATACTCAGCGAGTTATCGGGAATCGCAAACTTGACGTGTCCGAAAGCATCAGGATTCGCCGCAAACACTTCGGCAACCTGCTCGAAAATTGCAATGTCGTCGCTATCACCAAACGTCGTGAATGCTTTACCAGCCTTGCGATGCTCACCATGGTTACCCGCTACGGCGACAACACGCATTGACGGCACAAGGCGAGACCAGTGCATGATTGCGTCACGCACTAGCCTGCGCGCGATCTTGACTTGTTCGCGACGATCCGCCTCAACAGCGAATGTCTGCATCGCGTAATTACCGTCAACGCCTTCTACAAGGTCGCCAAGGCCGACAACGATAATTTCCTGAATGTCGTATCCGATCTTTCGCATATCGCGGAGACGAGCGTTCACACCATCGATGCACGACAGGATGCGGCGAACAGTTCCCTCCAGCCCGTCCCCGTCATGTTTGCCAATCTGCCAGTCAGAAAAAATGACGACTAGCGTAGAGTCGCCCTTCGCCGTCAAGTTCTTACTGGACGGCTTGAACTTCTTGATCTCATCGACCAGTTCGGAAACATCGTACGCAGCGTCTGGAACTCTGCGGATGACTTTCGCTTTCCACTGACGCATAAGTTCCGTAGAACCCTCCGCGCCCATGGCGTTCCAAGCGTTGAAAAGAACTGGCTCAACAACATCAAAATGCTCGGGGTCAAGGTCAAAGATACGAAGCACTTCCGACCAGTCAGGCTTATCCTCACCCGGCATGATCGGCGTCGTAACCGAACCCTCCGAACCCTTCCACTCCACGCCCGGACGCCACTGCGCCGCACGCTCTCTCCTAGAACCCGACGGAATAAGTCCCGACTCAACACTCTTTTTCAAAGCGTCAAGATTTTCGCCAAGACTCAACGGGGGCACCCACAACCACCATCACCGCGGTGGCGATGTCGATACAACATCTTGTCAGAAATGTTGAATCCGTTCGTTTTCAAAATGCGCGCGAGGTCAGAAAGACTCACGTACGGATCGTCCAAAACGCTAGTCAATTGTGCCGCCTCATCCTCGGTCATGTGTTCCATGATCTTCAATACACCGCAACGACGATCAGCGGTTCGAACGTTAGCCAATTGTTCAGTCAGGCTAGGACTTGTTTGGGGCCTTGCATCTGCCACAGCGGATACTCCAAGGTCTCGTGACGAACTCCGCTAGAAGACGATTACAACGCCAGCACCGAGGCTCCTCATCTTTGACCGTTGGAGTCCCGTACGCACCAGTGGGAGCCTGATCGCTCACGCCACCACGGTCGCTAGGAAGTTCATGGTGAATAAAGGGCGGTCTTCTGGATCGCGTCCAATCGAATTGATGTAGCCCTCGGGCTTCATGCGAAGAATACGCAATCCACCTACGGTTTCCTCCGTAATAGTGGCGAGGTAATTCCGAATGTTCACTGCGAGATTCCGCGCAGTTGGGTAATCGTCTCGCGAACCGCGCACCGTAACCTGAACACCCACAATGTCCAGAGAAACGCCGCCGCCAAAATGCTCAATGATTCCCGGCCCAATTCCCTCGTAAACGGTCACACACGCCTCGGGAGTATCCGGCATCAGGCCAATGAAGATATTTGTGCCAACCGTCCCATACCCGCCCGATGCAATCTTGTCCGCCGTGGCCTCAGAAATAGCCATTACGCGACCTTCAGCATATGGTCAACGCGATCCATGATGTTCTTTCCCATAATCCCAACGCGGCGCATCATCGGATCGTATAGGTACTTTGCCTTTCGGCCGTTGCGATAATTCCGGTCGCGCTCTTCGTGCACGTAAAGCGCGTAAGGGGCGGCAGCACCACCGTAGAAAATTTCCACAAGGATGTTCCCGGAAGAATCAATTGTTGGAAGATTTACCATCCCGCTCCCGGCAAGCGCACCCGTGCGATACGGAACCTGCAACTGGGACTCGCGAAAAACTTCGTTTGCCTCTTCGTAAATAGCGCGGCTGAGAGCACTCGCCACGGGAGCACCCCTGACGGCTAGTTTTCTGAGAAGCGTGTCCGTACCGCTCAACTCAATTGTGACGCGACTCACGACGGTGGCCCAAAATTGATAACCGTATGATGCGCGCCGTTCTCATCACCGGCCCGATTCACACTACGAATGATTGCTTCGGTTGAATCGGGAAGAACAAGACGATGATCCGTAGTAATGTTGTAATCACCGTAAAGAAATGCCTTGCCCGTGGGAGTTGCCAAACGCCCATCACTGCCCTGAGCACCACCGCCAGATTGATTTATGTCGTACTGCACGCGACAACGGATAGACGTTCCGCTACCAGAAAAAGTGCGCTTACCATACTTATCGACGGCAGACTGCGAAAAAACAGTCAACGTATCTGGCATCAGGGATAGAAACTCCGCAGAGATACCCATTTATCGAATCCAGAGCGGCCTGACACGACGATTGTCATCAATGCCGGTATAGAAATCCGTATGCGGATCAGACGTGTCGCGATCTACGGTAGCCTTCGTCGCATTAGCAGCAGCCCACGGCATCGGCGGATAAAGACGCTGAAACATCTCGTAAAGGTGCTGGGCCAGCATGTGATAATCCGTGCTCTTGCCAGAATACGAAATTGAAAGGTCGCCAACACTCTTCGACGTCGCCTGCTTGCCAAAGTACGCAGAAATGATTTCTGCACCATGACTGGCAGCCAGATACGTGTTATTCCACGCTGTCAGAAGAGCCGTAATCTCCGCGTCCTTCAAGACGTAATCGTCAGGATCAATGTCCTGAAGCAAGAAGCGAACCATCTCTAGTTGGCTATTGGAAGGGTTTCCAGTATATGTAAATGCCACCTGTAAGCCCTCCTAAAGGAATGGACTCGGAGAGCAGCATCAGCCACTCCCCGAGTGCGTTATCCCTCGTTCTTCTTGCGAGTACGGCGCTTCGGCTTCTCAGCCTCAGCACCATCATCGGCAATCTCAACGACTACCGGGTCAATCTTCGTAGACGGCGTCGGCAGCGTGTCATCGACAGGCTTCAGATACCGGCAACTAATGAGCGTTCGGGGATTGCGGAACTCGGAGGCATCAACGATGTCCCCCGAGTTCAGCATTCCCGATTCAGCCTTGAAGGGCTTCATCACGACCAACTTGGTCATAGGGTTGCCTCTTACGCGACCGCAGCCGAGAAGAAGTAACCGAGGTCGGCGGCGATGACCTTGTTGTCAAACGCCATCTCAGCCTCAACGCGATCCGACTTCAGGTGCTCCATGCGGAACTGGCTCGTACCGATGGTCGAACCGATGCCGCCGGAAACGCCCGTCCACGAGAACGTGTAGCCAGCCGACGGGGTCAGGAGACCCGGGGTCGGAGCGACGTGGCACAGCAGGGCGTTCTTGCCGAACGTGAACGAGTAGGCACCAGTGCCACCCTCGTTGTTCGTGGCCTTGACGGCCTTGGCGACCATCACGCGATCCACCTCAAACATCCTCGCCATCATGTCGGCGGTGATGTTGTTGGACGACGTGTACTTGATGCGATCCACGAGGTCGGGGTGATGACGCAACTGGCGGAACACGTCGTAACCGAGCACGAGCGTGTTCGCCTCAAATCCCGTCTGACCGAGGATCGCGCTCTTCGCGGCCTCAATGTCGGTGATCGGGTCGGACGAAGCGTACGTGTCCCACTTCGTGAAGTCCGTGGTGCCGACCTTGTCGGTGCCCCAGACGCCAGTGGTGAAGTAGTCGGACACGAACTGATTCTCCATCCGGAGCATCAGGCGATGCGTTACGAACTCGGCTGCCTCGCGGAGCGGGTTCAGCGGAGCGTCAGCGTTCGCGAGCGTCTGATCGCCCACGTCCTTGTGGAACGCCCAGACGTCGGCCGAGTACGAATCCGTGTCAAGGTTGTAACCCGAACCGGCCGACTCGGTCGCGTCGGCGCGGCGCTGGGCCTCGTCGCGGAACCAGTCGTTCTTGCGGTACACGAAGAACTTGTCGCTCTTCTTGTCAACCGGGATGACCGGGAAGACCTTCGAAGCGATGAAGTTCTCCTGACGCTGCATGTATGCAACGGACAGGTTGGTGAGAATTGCGTCAATATGGACGCTATTGATGGACGGCTGCGGCATTGTCTATTCCTCCTACGCGCCACGAGCGGCGGAAGCCGCGTTGATGATGACAGTGGCGATCTCGCCGGAAACGGCCGGAAGAACAGCCTGACCGACGACGTACTTCGTCGTGTCGGTGCCCTGCGTGAGCGCGACAGCCTTGCCGTTGGCGTCGGTGCCGACCGAGTTGCCGGTGACGAGCGTTCCGCCAGCGTAGACCTTGGAGCCGCCGCTGACGACAATCTCGCACTCCTGACCCGAATAGGGAGCGTTCTGGAGAATGCCAATCGCCTTATCCGTAGCGCCGGTGCAGGCAGCAGCCTGACCGGACGAGTTGACCTTCACGAACGTGTACTGCTTGGCCGACAGGTCGGCGGCAGCCACGAGCGTGATCTTGGTGGACTGGCTAATTTCGTAAGCCATGTTTACGCCCCCTTCTCAATGAGGTAGTCGTTGTAGATATCGCCGTTCTCGGTCGCGACGTCGGCAAAAGCCTGCTCAAACGTCTCGGCCTGACCGGCCTCGTGACGCGCCTTGGCAAGTGCCGTAAGGCGGTTGTAGGCGTTCCCACCCGTGGCGGGGGTAGCCGACTTGCCGATCTCGGTAAAGAGGTCGGCGTTGCCTGCGCGCCCGTTGGCGAGCGTCAGAACGTCCTCAATGGCCTTCGCGATGGACTCGTCCATCTGGCGAACGGCGAGGAGGGCCGGGGCGAACTCATCGGCGTCGATGCCGAGGTTGTCCCACGACTTGACGAACTCAATCGTCTCCTCAATGACAGCGGCCTCGCGCTCGGCCTTCAGGACGGCCTCGGCAGCCTCGGCGCGAGCCTCGGCGTCAAGAGCGCGCTCCTGCGCGTCCGTGACCATCTTGATGACGGCCTCGGGAGCCGACTTCAGAATCTCGGCGGCGTCGTCCTCAGCGGGAGCCTCTTCCTCAGCCTGCTCCTCGGCAGCCTTGGCAATGGTCTCCAACTCGGTGATGCGAGCCTCGTACTCAGCAGCCTTGGCGAGAGCCTCGTCAAGGTCGGACTTCAGAACCATATCCTCGTTGTTCACGACTTCCTCCGTCGTTTCGGTGAGCGAGTCGAACACTTCGCGAATCTCCGCTCCGTCTGTGGACTTCATAACGATCCATCCTTCCTGCATGTGTGCTGGGTGATCGACACCGCTGGTCTCCTCAATGCTCAACTTGACCATTTTTGTTGCGGGTGCCAATGTGCCTCCAGCCGTAATGCAGGGGTTCGGGTTTGAACCTTGTGTGAAAGATACCAATTGGCTTTCTTTCACAAGGGATGCCGAAAATTACGTCAGCGGCCCGGACGTAACGTTGTTTTCAGCACCCCTAACGCCGATGGCACCGCGTTCGGCCATGAAAGCATCCTTGTCAATTTTGACGAGGTGATCCATAAGCGTCTTCTTTTCCGCATCGGTAAGACGACTCTTCCCGGGAGAATGCTCAAGGCTTGACTTGACGTCTTGAACGTTCCTTCGAACTTCAGCAAACAGGTTTGCCTTTTTGCCCATGTCCTTTTCGGCGTGAGCCTCCATGGACGTCTTTGCCAACTTCAAACCTGTATCGTGAATACGACCGGGGGCCTTCGACGTAATTGACTGAGCCTTCTTCGCCCCATCAACAGTGTCCTTCCCGCTCAACTTTGCAGAGTTACGATACAAGTGAACTGGCGTGCTCATGTTCTTCGGTGTTGCATCGCTGGCCTTTGACCACGTATGCGTCTTCATGTCGTACGAATATCCGCGATGTGCCATTTCCGTCTGAATCTTTGCGCGAACATTGTTGTCCGCGCCTGAATGTAGGCGCTTTAGATCATTCGTTCCGTAACCGCCCATAGTCCTAACTGATGAGGATGGCGAACTAGCACCAGAACCACCACCCGGCCCGGACGAGAACTTTCCGCCCTTACCATGGTTCTGGTTGTACTTCTGCATCGGCACCTGAGCCTGCGGCTGCGCGTCAACCGAAGAGCGCAACTGCCACGCCCACTTCTTATGCTGGTCGATGCGCTCGGCAATGAAGTTCTGAATGCCCATCTCATTTTCGCGGGTTGCCGCCTCAAAACAATCCTGAAGCGAATCAAGTACAACACCGTTCGTGTTTAGTAGGGCGGTAGCCATAGCCATAGGCGTATCAGCAGTAAGCATCGGGTCGCTTGCCTCGCGTGCCTGCATGAGCGCGGTAAGGCTTGCGGGCGCGTCGTAGCCCAACTTCAAAATGTTCTCTGCAATCGGGTCTAGCGACTCGTATACGTCCGAGTAAATCTCGCCAAAGAACTCGTGGTACTGGCTAAACAATTGTCCCTTGCAGTTCCAGTGAGCGCCGTGCGCCTGAAGGTACATCGTGAAGGCGTCACCGAGAAGCGAGTTCAGGCACTCGGCCAGCGACTCGGTCGGCTCCGCCATGTCCTCTGTTCCCGTCTCCTCAGCAGTCGGGGCAAGACCAAGGGTCGGCATCGTGTACATCGCCTTGTGAACGTAGCGCGTACCCGCATCCTTGCGTAGAGCATTCGGGACGTCAGCATTGCCAGCGTCCGGGTGCACCTTCAGCCATGCGGCACGCACCTTATCGCGCGCGGCACCAATGTCAGCAGCGGGAATCTGAACCTGATTACCACGATACCCACCCGGGCCTAGCGCGGCAACGGCCATGCCAACCTGACGCGGCGTCTCCTTCTCACTGAGCGAGTCCCACAATCGCAACTTCCACGTCGAAGGCTTCGTAGCGTCAGGTACATATGCGAACGCGGCAGCCGGAAAATCCTCTCCAGCCTCACGCTTCGTTGCTGCCTTTTCGACGGAGTCGCTCATCTAATGCCCTGCCAGTGCAATCGGAGTAATGCGGAAAGTCTACCCTTCGCACTTGTCACTGGCGATGCCGGGATTAGGTGGCGTACTTTGCGTCGATTTCCTTGCAGTAAGCGAAGAGGGCGGCGCGGCGCTCGCTGAAGCGGTCTTCCCACTCGTACGACCGGGTCAGCATCTTGTACGACTCTTTCTGAGTCGCCGCAGAGCGCGAACGCTGGCGATAATCATTTGCCTTCCACCCTGCGGTCTCCATGCTCTTCTCTTTTGCGAAGTAGCGCAGCCGCTCAACTGACGTCATTCGCAAGAACGGAGTTGCGGGGGCGATGACTTCGACATTCCAGACGGGCATGGTTACTCCTCCTCGGGGGCTTCGCAGTCGTGGCCGTAGTAGAACTCTTCGGCGTCCGTCTCGTCTAGCAGGTCGAAAACGCGGAGGCATTCAGGGCACTTGGTTTTGGTCTTGATGATGAGAGTCATGGTTTCCTTTCAGAAGTCCACGTTGACGTAACAGGATGCGGCGTAGGCGGTATCGCTAATCTGGTCGCAGTAGATACCGACCTTCTCGCCCTTGACCCACTTCTTGACGCCCCGCTTGTAGACGCGGCGGACGGTGTAATCGTCGGCGGGGGTCAGGTCGATTTCGACGGAATACCCCTTGCCGGACGGGAGCACGAGCGTTTCGCCGTCCAGCATCCATCGTCCGCCACTGATTGCCCAGACGGTCATCTTGCCAATCTGGTTGAGAACGGTGATTGCTTCGGTCTTGTCCATGGTTTCCTTTCAGCAGCCCATGTAGAGGGAGAACTCTTCGCTGGGGTCGGGGGGCTGAGAGTCGAGCATTGAGAACATTGCGAGGAACTTCTTGAAGACGCTCACTTCTTCTTCTCCTTCTTGACGGGTTCCCACACTCCGACGTCCTTGCTGAGGGCGCGGAAGGCGATTCCGAACTGGGCGAGCATTTCGCTTTCGATTTCTGCGCGCCGTTCTGGGCTGGCTTTGGCGTGTTCGATCCAGAGCCGAGTCCGAGTGATCGGGGAGGTCATTTCCATTTCCTTTCCGATTTCCTTTCCCTTTCCCACACCCTCAGTATAGGGCAACCCGGGTTATACCGCAACTTGCAACCGCCACCATCATGCGGTAAACTAGGGTTATGCAAAAGGAGAATAGCGCACCCCAGCGCACCCACAAAAACCGCCGCATCACCATCGGCAGCCTCGCAACACGCGGAGACCACGGCTTCTGGTACATAGCCGGAATGCCCGGACAATACACCCGCAACGCCCTCGGAGAATTCTGCATCTACGCACCCGGAAGCCCCGAAGACGGCCAAGTCTACGCGCGCGAAGAAACCTAACCGCGCCCCAAACTAACAATCCAATTCATCTTTGCGTCACAGTGCGCCTCGTGAAAAATACGCAACTCTGACTCGCCAAGACTAAGCGTCACAAACTCGTACGTCGCATTACAGACGTCGCAACCGCCCCGCCCAGTCTTACCGTCAAGACTCGCCATACGCTGCCGCAACCTCTCCGCCTCTTGCGAAGTGATTTTTTCGTCAGCGTCCATGCCGTCAGGGTACCAACGACGAAACCTCGGGCGCTAATTCTTAGCAGCGGATCGCAGAGTGTCCATTTTGTGACCAACCAGCACGTCTGTCGGCTTGTCATTACGATAAACGCGAATCAGAACCGCAGGATTATCCGCCTCGGCAACAACCTTGAACGAAGAATTTGGAACGTCAAGAGTTCCCTCGCGCATAACGCGCTCAATTTTGCCCATTGCGTTTCCACCCGAGGAACTCCACGAAACCATATCCCCGTTCGAAAAACTCGATTTTTCAACAAAACCAGTTGGGGCTTCGCTATCGGCAAGGTCAACAAGAACGCGCTCGGCCTTACCGCCGATGCTGTAGCCGCGCAACTTGCCAGCCTTCACCAAGTTCCATGCCCACGGCTCCCAAATGACACCCATGAAAACCGTGTTCGCCGGAAAATTCGTAGTCGTATGCGTACCGTCCGACTTCATCATCGGCACCTCAACCGGGAACGGAATCGTCATCGCTTCGACCCACTCGCCAGCAACAACGTCACGATTGTGCTGCAACCGGATGCGACGATCATTGCTCTTGACGTAATCCCATAGGGCCGTCTGGAGTTCGTCCGGGTCAGTCCACTCGTTGTGCGCGTCCAACTGGTTCGGGACGTACATTGGGCCGAGCGTGAAGCGGCGCTCACCATCAGCCTTTGTGATGAGCGAAAAATTCCCGTCTTCCTGATCGGCCTCGGCGGCAACCTCATCGGCATAATCTTCGTCGTCCCAACCATTGCCAGATGCCGCAATCAAGGCCGCGTATTTATCGTCGTCCTCCCACTCGTTCGGGAAATACTCGGTCGCACCTTCTGGAATCGTCTCCGACTTCAGGTCGGCAAAATACGCTCGCGTCTCACCCGTGTCCATGACACTGGAAGGAAACTCTCCGCTGAGGCGCGCGGCAAGCGCCAAACGAATCGCGTCATCAGCAGAGATAGCCATTACTCATTTCCCTTCGCCAAGAAATCTTGGTAACCCTTGGGGTCAACGATAACAGCATCTTGGCCGCGAACCTGCGTCAAAATCGTGCGCGGCGTTCGAGACGAAGTATCCGAAAGAGTCACGTCGTCAAACCAGCCCTTACTAATTGCGACGGGAAGGGTCTCCGAGACACTCTTATGCGTACCGCGCACAATGCTTTCCTTCACGAAACGCTTCTCAGGCCCCTTGGCCCGCTTTACCGCGCGTTCCCACGCCATGTTCGTCGGAACCGTGGCGTAAGCGGCACGCACGTAGTAGCCAGCCTCGCGCGCCTGCGTAATTTTCTTGCCAAGACTTTCGGGGCTGGAATCACCAGTTCCGTCAAGAACAACATGACGGCGTGTGGCGAACGCCTTTTTCTGCATTCGCTTTGCGAGGTAACTAGATTCCTCATGCACAAAACCAGCGGCAGCCTCGTGTTCAAAACGCTGGGCGCTAAAGCGAAGCGCGTCAAACTCTGGCAACTGGCTCTTGACGTCGTCCGCGTTGATATGCACGGCCTCTTCCTTGGTGCGGACACCCGGGAATGCGCCATGCTTCAGCCCATGAGACTTGCCTGATGCGGGGCCTCCGCCAAGCATGACAAAGTCAAGACGCTCACCCTTCTTCGCGCGCGGAACCGCCCTAATGTGATCGTCAATCATTTTCTGGTGGAACGCCTCTCGCTCCGGCGTGACGCGATACTTAGACTCACCCGGCTTACCCGAATAGTCCGGATTCTTCTCCAAGTGATGCCAAATCGAATGCTGCGGGTCTAGGTCTTCACCAATCGGAGAATCCTTAGCCGAAATCTTCGTCGGGATGCCAGCGTGAAATCCGCCCGTAGCGCCCTTGATTGGACTCGTGATAGCAAGGTGCGCCTCGGGTGCCGTCTCCTTACCACCAATCGTGTACGAACCATAAGCGCGAACGCCGCCTAGAGCAGTACCGGGAGCACTCGCAAATCGTCCGCGACGATCATGGTGACGATTGAACTTTTGAATGATGTCCTCACCCGTGAAAGCCTGACGAGGACTACCGATGCGATCAGCAAAAGCGTGGGCCTCGCGCAGAGCAACGTCGTGATTCGCATTGACGCGATACACGGGAATTGTCAGGTCTGGCTTCTCAAACGAGTACGCCGTAGAAGCGGCCCACGTGTGATGACCATCAATAACGTAATTGTCCTTCGAAATGATGATGCGCTGCGATTCGTCAACGTGCCCAGCGGCCTTGAACTCTTCGTAGATTCGCCCACTCGTCCGACCAGAAATTTCAGACTGGACAGGATTCAATTCCTGCGGATTGACGCGCTCTTCAACCGTCGTGATGCCGCGCGTATTCAAATGGCCCATGAATGCGGCGCGCTTGGACTCGGGAATCTGCGGCATGTCCTCGCGCCGATAGCCGAGACCATCAGCACCAAAAACGTGCGTACCGGCAACGCTCAACTCGGTCACGTCAGGATGCGACTGTCCACGCGCCATACGCGAGAATGCTTCACCAACCTGCCCCGGCTCAATGTCCGCGCCCTGCCCATGCTCAATACGGCCAATGATCGAACCGACCTTGTCACCCGGCGTAGAGCCAGCGCCCGGACGCGCGGAAAACCGTCCCGTATGATCGTGTGCCCGGTTGTACTTCGAAACATCTTCCGAATCGCCAATGATTGACTCGGGAATGATCCACAACTTGCAGACGCCCATCGGATTGACGGGCTGATTGACGATATGACAAGCGCCGGGAACCTTGTAGAACAAGCAATTCCCGCACATCATTCCCTTTTCTGCAAAAGGGTTCTCTTCCATGTAGTGCGCCCCGTCAGCACCACTGCCACCGTTCCACGGGCCGAGCATCTCGTCAATCTGCTCGTAAGCCTGATACATCAACTGCTGGCGTGGCATCAACATCCCATCGGCGTACTCGCCACTACCGTCCTTCGTGACCTCGCCAGCGATGTTCGCCGCCCAACGAGCACCAGCATCGCCACCCCAAGCGTCCCACGCAACGCGACCCGGCGACGGATAATCCTTCTCACCAAGGTGAAAACCTGTCGCGGCCTTATCTACCGCGTGGCGAGAAAAGAACGAATGCATTCGCTTCACTGTGTCAAGCGATACGGACTCCCCATTCGCCAACTGAGTCGCGCGCACGCGACCCGTCATTGTAAAGCCACCACCAGCCTCGCCATTCTCAATCCACTTCAGCGCCCGGCGCGCAGCGGCACGCGCACCATTCGGCGGAGAATACGTCTCCGCCTTCTCCACCGTCTCAGGCTCGGAACGCGAAAAGACTCGCTTGACGGTACGCTCTAACCGGTCAGAGAGAGAATCCCCAGCCGCCTTCTCCGTGGACTGCAATCGCAACTCAAAACCATGATTCGCCACGACAATTTCGAGCGGGACGTGCGTGCCCTTGACAATGTTCTCCATGACGCGATCCCGCATCTGCTCGGGTAGATACGAAACGACAGAATGATCGGCCTCGCCACACGCGAGCATCACTGAAGGAAACGAAATCGACGGATCGTCGGCGTCTAGTCCACGACTGACGGCCTCGGCGGCAAGAAGGTTCTTGACGACGTAAGCGGTCTCAGTTGTTGAATCGACAGGGCGCAGAATTGCTCCGACTAAGGCCTGATCGTTCAGGGAGCGCGCCTCTTCGCGGACACGGAGAATGTCTTCTAGGACGTGAGGCATTACGTCGTATTGTGCCAAGCCGGGTACGCGGTTCGGATGCCGACTAATAGACGGAGTCTTCGGAGTCGTCCTCGGGGAATCCTATGAAGTCTTCTCCTAG